TTGTTGAAGTGCCACTTCTTCCTGAAACACAAACTGGTGATTACACAGGAGCAGCTGGTTCACACGGCGACATCCACTTGACATTCCCAAATAACGTAGTTATTGGAATCAAGCGTGACGTTACTGTTTACCGCTTCTTCTGGCCAAAGAAGGATAGCATTGAATATACAATGTTTACCCGTGTTGGCACACAAATCGAGCAGGCAGACTGCTGGGTTGTTGTAAAGAACGTTAAGGTCGCTTCCTAATTTATAGGATTTAGATCCGCTGAAAAGCCCCTAAATTAAATTTTGGGGGCTTTTCCTTTTAATTTAACAATGCTATAATTGAATTACTTAGAGCAAGGAGTATATATGTCATTCGAGACATTAAAAATAGCTGAACTAAAAAAGATAGCTGAAGATTTCGGTGTAGAGATTGAAGGCTTAAAGAATAAAACTGATATTATTGCAGCACTCTCAGAAGAGGGAGTAACTTGGTCGGTATATCAAAAGACCATTAAAAAGTTGGAAGAGGAAGAAGATATGGCTACAGATACACTACCAAAGCCAGAAATAAAAAAAGTTAATCCAGAAGACACAGTCCTTGTAAAGATGGAGCGTCAGAATTATAGCTACCAGACTCATGGATTTACATTTACAAAAGAGCACCCATACGCTGCTATGGACAAAGATACAGCTCAAGACATTTTTGATAAGGAGGAAGGTTTCAGATTAGCAACCCCTAAAGAGGTTCAGGAATTTTACCACTAATCTAAGCCTTTAAAATGGCAGAGATACTATTAAAATCACAATCCCCAATTACTCATCAAGTATATTGGAATGGAGATATTGGTACACCAAATGCTTTACCAACAGTAAAGCTTTATGACGTTACAAATGATCCAGCCATTAGTCCTTCATTATCCCCAACCGTAGTTCTTGAGACACTTACATCTGTTGCTGATGAAAATAATCCAGGCTCTTATACAGTCTATATTCCATTTCAGTATACAGATAGAAATAGAAGTTTAAGACTAAAGTGGGAATATTATATTGGAGAAAAATATATATCTCGTGAAGACGAAGTATATGTTGTAACGCCATATGTAGATTTTAATCATGTTCAGGATTTAGGATTTAGCATTGATTCCTCAGATCCAGAATATAAATCATATAAAGAATTAATTTTGGCAGAAAGATATGCTCGTAAACAAATAGAGCAATATACTGGTCAAAAGTTTTATTTATATGATGATGTATACACCCTCTATGGATACGATTCAGACACCCTGCCTTTGCCAGCAAAAATACAAGACCTTCATGAGCTATATGCAAATGATATCCTTCTATTAGATAATCTTAATTCAATTAACAATTGGAATTACGATGTTGAAATAAGTACTACTGGATATGGAATAAGAGTTAACCGTGCTAATATGCTAGACAATACTGTTTATACTGCAAATGGTATGGTTCCTCCAAGTATTCATGACGGAAGCGGAGTTTTTAGATCAGGAGTTCAATATAAAATTCAAGGAAGATTTGGCTGGGATAAGGTTCCTGATGATGTTGAATTAGCTGGTGTAGAATTAATGAAAGACTATTTCTCAAAGGACAAGACCTGGAGAAATAAGTATATAAAGAACATTTCCACGTTTGACTGGGATTTTGAATATACTTCAGAAGCATATGCAGGAACAGGAAATGCTTACGCAGATAGACTTCTTGCCGATTACGTAATGGTAAGCAAGGTGGAGATTATCTAATGTATGATCTCATAGACTCCGTCTTGTCTATGCAGTTGGATGTCTATAGACAATATGAAATTCAAGACCCTGATACAGGCGCAATTAAGCGTGAATGGCATTATCATAGAACAGTTGATTGTCACGCAAAAGGCGTAATCAGTAATTCTGCAACAACACGCTCCAGCGATAAGCAGGTATTTAGTAATAAATATATGAATGATCAAATCATTCAAGTTCGCACCTCTGAAAAACTTACAATACGTGAAAAGGTTACAAATATAAGAGATAAGTCTGGAAATGTAATCTGGTCTGAAATAAATTTTCCAACAGAAACACCAACAGTATTTGAAGTAATTGGTACAACTCCAGTCACAGATCCATTTGGAGCTGTTATTGCATATAACTCATCTATGAAGAGATCGGAGAACCAGCAAATTGGACAATAGTGTAATGTTGGTTCAAGCCGCAAGCGGGCTAGAGAGATTAATGGTGGGCAATAGAAATAATCCTATGCTCAAAGACTCTACAGTTGCTCAGATATCAGCTTATATGTATTATAATGCTCAAGTTATATCTAAACTATCAACCAATAAAGCATTTCAGTCTAAATTTTCATCTGTGATATTCACCCAGATAGATAATGACTTTGGCGAGTATATTGATGCTTTAGCTAGAACTAGACCAAAATCTTTACACCATGTTTATGAGTGGAAGAAAGTCGGAAATAAAACAGCAAGATTATTTGAACTTAATCTGCTATCACAAGAGGGGCTTTCTTTTAAAGTAGGATATAAGTTCAGGCCATCAAAATCATTTGTCCCATCTTCAAGCCATGCTAAGCGCAGACATGTTTTTGCTAATAAAGCTCAAATAATGGAGTCTGGAATTCCTTTAGTAATTTCTCCGAAACATGCACAAAGGCTAGTATTTGAAATAGATGGAGAAACAATATTTATGCCTAAAGGTAAGTCTGTTACTGTAAGACGACCTGGAGGTACTTCAGCAACAAATCAATTTACACTTGCACATGGTAGATTCTTTAGTGGTAATTTAGTTGGTATGTCAATTCGCAAATCTGGCTTTCAAAAAATATTTAATGCTGGAATGGCTAAGGCTTTAAGCGTTCCTACTAATATTAAAAGAGTTCAATTTTCATTTAGCCCTAATTCTGTTAGAAGCCAAGCAGATGCGGCTCTAACACAATCATTTGGGGGAGTACTATGACAGCTAATTATAAATTAGACGCTATGCTAGAACTACGCAAGTTTTTATGGAATGAATTAAAGACCCGTAAGATATTTGATGAAGATGATTATTGGTCAGATAATTTAAATGAGAATGTGATCCCAATTGTTCCTGTACAGCAAACTGCTGAAATGAATCAATTTTTGAGCGGGAAGAAGCATATAGTCTATGACAAGATAGGTATGTCCTATGAAGACAATTGGATGATTTGCTGCGAGCAAATCCTATTTACCATATATTCAACCGACTTTGCCGAAATTAATGAAATTAGGAACTTTATGACAGATCAATTTAGACGTATGGACGAGTCAGCTAGAGATATAAATTATTGGTCTGGACTATCAGATAAGTTCAAATTCCACTCAGTATTCTTGGCAGATATATCCCCTACTGCTCCTTCTGAGGAGCTTCAGGGATTTTTCTCCACAGACGTAATACTTGAAATCAAATATTCAAGAATCTTGGACTCAGTAGGCAGATTCCTCTAGGGTTTGCCTTTTGACCCTTTATAGCCTAAAATTGGATAAGAGGAAAGAAGCCTAGCCAGCTAGATTTTTTTAAAAATTAAATACCACGAATTCCAGGAGGTGGAAATAAAAACATGGCACAAAACGCAGGTAATGCTAAAAACATTCTCGTAGGTGCATCCCCATTGTTCATTTCGAATATCGATTCAACAACAGCAGGATATGCAACATATGAGAATTCAGAGCCAGGAACAACAAATGCAGGAGCATTCGCTACAGGAGTATCCTATACCGACACACTCAATGCAAAAGATTCTGGCACATTTTACTACAGAAACGTAGGATTTACCAACAACGGTCTTCAGATTACATATAATCCAACATATGATTCAGTAACCGTAGACCAGTTGCTTGACACAGCTAAGCTGTTCAAGTCAGCGATGGAGGTTATGATCGCAACAGAAATGTCAGAAGGCACACTAGAGAACACTCTAGTTGTATTCGGACAGCCAGATGATCCAACAAATAACACTGCAATTACTCAGGACAACACCATTATCTCATCAGGTACTGGTACATCCAAGAAAGACACATTGGGTATCGCTGCTGGTGCTCTAGGTATCGCACCTACAGAGCGTCAGTTGGTAGCAGTTGGTCAAGCACCAACTACTGCTGGATCAAAGACAGAGCGTGTATATTATGCACGTCGTGTTCTTTCAGTACAACAGTCACAGTTTACTTTGGCACGTTCTACTCCAACAACATTTCCAGTAACCTTCCGTCTTCTCCCAACCGCTATGTCGGGTTATGAGGGCCAGGAGTACGGCAAGATTATTGACCGTGTATTGGTAGCGTAATAGCTAACTAGTAATTAACAGGGGCCCCCGAATTTCGGGGGCTTTCTGCTTGTGTTTATAATATGCATTTGTTATAATGAATACAACTATCCATAAGGAGGATAAATTGGCTACAACAGTATATAATGTAGAAGAAATTCAACTACAGAGTGGGCAAACAGTAAAGCTCAAACCATTATCGATTAGAGAACTTCGTAAGTTCATGGAAACAATTCAAAAGACAGCAACAGTCACAACTGAAGGTGAAACTCTCACCATTCTTATAGAAGCTTGTGCTATTGCATTAGAAAAGCAATTGCCAGACTTAGTAGCAGACAAAGAAGCGTTAGAGGATGCTCTTGATGTTCCAACTATGAATCGCATTCTAGAAGTTTGTGGTGGAATTAAACTTGACGACCCAAACCTTCTAGCGGCAGCGGTTCTGGCTGGTCAGAACTAGATCTAGCCGCTTTAGAGGGAGAAGTATTTCTCCTAGGACATTGGAAGAATTACCAGGAGTTAGAAGAAAATCTTTCAATGCCAGAACTACTGATGACCTTAGAGGCAATGCGTAAAAAAGAACATAATGAAAAAAAGTTTCAAGCATCGCTAAAGGGAGTAGACATCGGTGAATATCAAGAAGAGAATAGAGGCAGTAAGTTTGATGACATTCGTTTACGGGCAGCAGGAATAGATGCTACTGCAAACGATGTTGTTTCACTCCAAGGTTCATTTGCGGCAGAAGCTGGATTTGGAATTGGGTCAGGCTTAGGATACTCGAAGGAGTAATATAATAAATGGCTGATGAAGTAATCAGTACGAAGATAGTCGCTGATGCCGACTTCTCAAGTCTTATTGCCGATGTGCATAAGGTTACTGCAAGCCTATCTAAATTACAAGAACAACTCGCTAACTCTAATAAGATGTTGGCAAACAATGTTGCTGTAATTAATAGAAACTTTGCAGATACACTTAGAAGTACCAGCCAATTCTCAACACACTTTGTTAGCCTTACTTCTGATGTAGAAAAGTTTGGTAAAAACCTTGATAGTGGAAGATTAAAACTAAGAGACTATTTTAGTACCTATCAAGGTCATATTAAAACATCTGGCGGACTAATTAGAGAACTTGCTAGACAGCAAGTTGCTATGCAAAATGCTATATTGCAACCCCTGGGGCGTAATGCTCAGGGGCTTATGCAATTTAACGTTCATGTCCCTAGAGGATTAGATGAAATAAAGAATAAGACATCTATTGCAAGACAAGAGCTTGCAATTATGAATAAGGTTATTCAAGATGGTGCAGTACAAATTATTAACTGGGGTAAGAATACTCAGTGGGCAGGTCGTCAGTTAACTGTAGGTCTTACGCTTCCATTAGCAACATTTGGAAAGGCGGCAGCAGATGCATTCAAAGTTGCTGATCAAGAATTAACTCGTCTTACTAAGGTTTATGGAGATGTTGCTGGAACATCTGCAGCAGAATTAGGTAAAGTACGTAAAGAAGTAATTGCAACATCAAAAGAATTGTCTTCAGCATATGGTACTAATTTTAGTGAAACAATTGCTCTTTCTGCGGATATAGCGGCTACTGGTAAAAAAGGACAAGAGCTTCTAGACTCAGTAAGAGAAACTAGCCGTCTAGCAATTCTTGGTGAAGTTGATAGAGCCGAAGCTATGAAGGCCACACTTGCAATACAATCAGCATTTAAATCTAATACAGAAGAGCTTGCTAATTCAATTAACTTCCTTAACGCAGTCGAAAACCAAACATCTACAACTCTTAATGACCTTGTAGAAGCAATTCCAAAAGCTGGCCCAGTAATTAAAGGTCTTGGCGGAAGCGTACAAGATTTAGCTCTTTATCTTACGGCTATGCGTGAAGGTGGTATCTCAGCTTCAGAAGGTGCAAATGCTTTAAAGTCTGCACTAGCATCTTTAATTAACCCAACAGATAAAGCTGTAGATAAATTCCAGACACTGGGTATAGATTTACTAGGAATAGTAAATAAAAACGCTGGCGACGTTACAGCAACTCTTTTATCATTACAGGCGGCATTAGATAATTTAAGTCCATTACAAAAACAACAGGCTATAGAGCAGCTATTTGGTAAATTCCAATTCTCACGTCTAAACGCATTATTTGAAAATTTAGGAAGAGAAGGAAGCCAGACACTTCAAGTACTAGACTTGATGAAAGCAAGTACATCTGAATTAGCATCTGTAGCTGGTCGAGAATTAACAGCAGTAACAGAGTCAGCATCTGGTAAGTATCGTAGAGCTTTAGAAAGCCTAAAGGCGGATCTTGCTGGAGTTGGAGAGCAGTTCTTAACAATTGGAACAAAGATAATTACAATAGTTGATAAAGCTCTTAAATTCTTCGAAGGACTACCAAAGCCTATCAAGTCAGCCTTGACGTTTGTCGGAGCATTGACTGCTGTTGCTGGTCCACTTATTATGCTTACTGGTGTTCTAGCTAACTTCTTTGGTTATATATTAAAAGGCATAATGCATATGAAGGCTTTCTTCAAGGGTGGAGAAGGCTGGAAGTATTTAACTCCAGAAATGATGGCAGCAGAAAAAGCTGGTAAATTAATTGAACAAACATTTTACAGTGATGCTAAAGCCGCTTCTATCTTACAACTAGCACTTAAGAATCTTATTGATGAATTTAGTATTCTTGAAGCAAAGGCAAAGTCTGGATCTATTTCTGTAAACCCTGCAGTTTCAACCATGGCTGGAAATTTAATAATGGGTGCTGGTGGTCGTGTAGTAAATCCTCAACACCCATTAGTTGGTCCGATGGGAACTCGTGCTTCAACACATATGGTTCCTCGTGCTTCAATGACAGAAGAACAAAGAATGTCCCAAACAATATTTGGGCTTGTTCCAGGAGCAGTTCCAGTAAATAGAAAAATTGGTGATGCCCCACAGATTTATATGAATGATCCATTGCCACCTGTTCCAGGACTTACTACAATAGGTGGAGTTTCAACTGGCGTAGTTTCTGGTGAGGCGGCAAGATGGCATGCAATGATGGCTACTCTTGCAATGCAGTCTAAGTCAGAAATTGAAGCACTCAAGAAACAAATTGCTACAACTGGAATTGTAAGCAAAGATTTCATGAATCAGTTCGATGATATTTTGCCAGTTGTTTCTGGAATTACAGATAATGCTGCAAAGCAGTCTGCGCTTATAGTTGCAGAACTTCGTGCTGGCAAATTAACTGTTGAGCAGGCTCGTGCTCAAATTATTGCATTGAACCTTGAAGTAGAGAGAATGATTACTGGCGCAGTAACTACTCAAGCAACTGCTATGGGAAGAACAATTAATCCAACAATTGTTCCAACTTTAAATCAGCCAGTAGTTGATGCAACTGGTAAATCAAATATGCGTGAGCTATTTAAGAAGAGCAAAACTCGTGATCTTATTGATAAGGTTGCCCGCTCTCTTGGGGTAAGAACATCTGGCGCTGGATATAATATTGAGACAACTCGTCCTAAGAAATTTAATATGGGTGGAGAAGTATATAGTCTTAATGATGGAAACATTGTTCCAGGACCAAATATAAATGCAGATGTTGTTCCAGCAATGCTAACTCCTGGAGAGTTTGTTGTTAATAGAGAAGCAGCCCAAGCAAATCTTCCGCTTTTAGTGGCAATCAATAACGGCTCTGGTTCAGGTCAGATGGGAATGATGACTGGTGGACAAGCAAGAACCCTAATTAATTTACCTGAAGAATTTTTAAGACGAATCAATTTAATAAGTGGTGCAAGAAGAAGTGATACTAGATCTGCTAGAACAGTATTTAGTCCAGGAGCGCTTAACTATGATCAAATGGGAACAAGAGTAGGAAGAAATGCTATTTGGCAGAACCCAGCACTATCTCTTGGAAAACCAGGACCTGACGAAGTAGTTGGTCACATATATAGTAATCAATTCTATAGACAGTACGGAGGTCCTGGCGGATCTAGCTCTTCTCCACGAGCAACAGGATCACAATTTGAAAGATTAACTGGATTATTGCTGCCTGCATCTAGATCTGGTTATTTGGGAACATATGATATTCTTCCAAATCAGTTTATGACGATTTCTAGATCATTTAATACAAGATTAAATCGAGGTGGTGCATCTCCTGCAGACTGGTTTGCAAGTCCAAGAAAACCAGAACATATGTTGTCCCTCATGCAGTTGCTTACTTCTCAAGGAATTCCTGCTTCAAAAGCACTGCCTATTGCACAAAAAGTTCTTTCTAGAATAAACACAAATATTTCTAGGCTTCCTTCAAATGCAATAATTAATGAAAGAATGTTTGGCAATATCGTAACAAATAGTACAAGACAAGAAATGATGCGACTTAAAGCTATTGGAGAATTAAACGAAAGACAAAATGCTGCAAGCCCAGTATTACCAAGAGGGACATATACTCCTGGAGCCTATATGGGTTATAACAGAAACAGAAGAAATTCAGGTGGAATAATTAGAGGATATAACCGTGGTGGTCTAGTAGGGTACAAAAAGGGTAGCAGAAAGGGCGTAGGAGAGCCAGGAGACGGCGGAATTCCGATGGGTGGAGGAATGGGTACAGCCTTCGCTGGAATGGGCTTAATGAGCGCTGGATCAATGCTTGGTGGAACAGCGGGTCAAGCAATTAGTTATGCTGGAATGGCAATGCAAATGTTGCCTCTATTATCTTTCCTTCCTAAATTACCTACTGCTTTAACAGCAACTATTGGCCCATTTGCAAAAATGGCGGGGGTAGTCTCAAGAGTCTCTGGAAGTCTAACAGGGCTAACTAAAATATTTAATTTAGTATTAAAACCACTATCATTAATTCTTCGTGCAATAAATCCAGTTACAGCAGCACTTACAGTTTTGGCAATAGGCATAAAACTATATGTTGATAACCAAAAGAAAATAGAAGAACAAAATAGAATAACCAGACTAAGTTTTGGTATGACTGCAGATTCTGCTAAAAAAGCAGGATATAACTATACAGATTATAACAAGAGAGTAAAAGATTCTATTGCTAATCTTAAGGCAGTTGCTGAACGAAATAAAATGATTTATGAAAGCATGACTCAGGCTGGCGTTCCATTTAAGATGACAATTGAGCAATATAAGAAGCTCAAAGAAACAGTCAAGGATACAATGGGAGACTATGTTAAATTATTTGATTCAACAAAGGTTAAGGATGTAGGTCAAATTGCTGTACAGCTAAAGGCGCAATTTATGGCTGCTGGCGATAGCGTAGAAGAAGCAACTGCAAAAATTTATACATTAATTGCAATGTCTAATAAAGCTGGCATGGCAGGAGCAGCAATTGGATCTTCGGCATTTAAGGGTATTCAGACAGTACAAGATGCTGCAGAGGCCACCATTAAAACATTTAATGCAGCAACTAAGGTTTCTGACGCTAAGGGCCAAGTAGACGCATTAATGTCTGCATTTACAGCATTAGATGCTGCTACAACTAAAGTTGTCGAAGATAGCAAGAAGAATAGCAAAGACCGTGCTACAGCAACAATAACAGAATATGATGCTGCTACACAAGTGGTTGAAAAAATAAATAATAAGCTCGGCAAGCAAAAGACAATTACATCTGAAATGATTGTTGAACTTAGCAAGATGAACCCAGAGCTTGGTCAAATTCTTAGCACTTCAGACACAGTTGTTAGCGCATTCCAGAAATTGAAGCTATTATCATCTGGAATAAATATCGATGTGTCTCAGCTAAGTGGAACAGCAGCAGCTGCAGCAGCTCAAATAGTTTCTTCAGTTCAAGCGGCAGTAAGAAATAATAATTTAGTTAAAAAACAGGTAGCTGCATATCAAGCACTAAAGAATCAGATTTCGGCGGCTGAAAAAGCACAGCGTGGAATGAGTGCTAAGCAAGAGATTGATTCTAGAAAGGCTATAGAGTCTTTACAGAAGAGAATTAATCTAATTAAAGAAGAAGCAAAGACAAAGATCGATGCTATTAGAAAACAAACAGAATTAGAGAATGCGGATCTAGAAATTCAAAAAGAGCAGTTGGCAGCATCTCAGGCCTTGGTATCTGGAGATATGTCTGGCTATGCTCAATCTCAATTAAATATAAAGCAGCTAATTAATACACAGCAACAAAAGGCTGCAGAAGAAGCAATTACTGCAAAAGCTGAATTAGATATTAAGCCTCTTCAAGATCAAATTGATGCGCTTCAAAACAAAAATCAAAAGCTTGCAGATAGCGCTGCTTTGGCTGGAGATAGACTTGCAGTTCTTCAGAAGAGAGCTTCAACATTAAATGATAATTTAACAACTTATACAACTAACCTAGATAACCTTGCCTTCAAGGTTAAAACTCTTGGAGATAGTTTTAAGGGTAGCGATGAATATAAAGAGGCCATGGCTGCTCTAAAGGTTGCTGGAGAAAAGTTAGGAATTAAAGCTGATCCAGAAAAGGTATTGAATGATATTGTAAAGGGTCTAGGCAATATAAGCACAGACCTTGTAAATGTTTATCTAGCTGGCGGAGGAAAAGCCGCAAGCTTTGGACAGGGCGGAACATCTGCTAATCCAAGAAACTTAGGAATGTCTCCAACAGATTTAAGAAGCTGGAGTAACCCTTTTAGCAAGGGCCCAACAAGCGCAAGAGAAGTCGTTAAGGATCAGGCAAAAACTTATGGGGTTTTACCAGGAGAATACTTTACGCTTAAAGATAGTAGCGGAAAAGAATATAAATTTAAAATGCGTGAAGACGGAAACATTACAATGGTTTCTGATCCATATGAGGTTAAAAGAGCAATGGGCGGAAGAATTGTTCCTGGAGTCCAATATGCTTTAAATGACGGCGGTAAAGTAGAAGGAATTAAATTTGATAGACCTGGAATGGTATATCCAAATGCTAGCACAATGCCAAGATATAATATCCCCACAAATACTATCTCTGGCCTAAATAACCACCATAATAATTCATACAATAATAACGTCTACAATATAGATATTGCTTTAAATGGAACAAATGTTACAGTAGATGATGTAATGAGAAGCTTTAAGTCCGAACTCGCCCTAATTAATGCTAAAGAGGGCAGAACTAGAATAGCAGGAGGCAAATACTGATGGCAATGATTCTACCTAGAGGATCAATCCTTTTAATTGAGGCTAAGGATTTATTGGCTACCCCTGCTGGAACTACTAAAATTTGGAATAAGGTTACAGAACATAATAGAGCAGAATTTACAATGGATCCTGAAAGAATTGAGAAGACGGTAAGAACTTCAAATGGATCGCTTAGAAAAAACCACATAGCAGACAAGATGAACTTCAACCTATCTTGGTCTATGCTTCCTTCATATAGAACATTAACCGTAGATGGCGCATGGGGAGCAGAGGATCTGAGATCTTTCTATTTAAGCGATGATGGTAAAAAAGAATTTAATATTAAAGTAAATTTAGCAAAGGCTGGATCAGATCAGTCGTCTTCTGGTTTTGAATCTTACACTGTTGTATTTACTTCATGTAATTTTACGGTAGTAAAAAGAGGTTTACAGCCACACTGGAACGTCTCAGTATCTATGAGTGAGGTATAATGCCAATAGCAACTACCACCGCAAAAGATATTTTAGATCAAAGCGTAACCATTAGAGATGGTATTGGGTGCACAATAGAACACAATATGAACTCTCTAGTAGATAATATTACAGTAACTGGTGCTGAGTATACTGCTGCAGATGGAAGCAAGCCATTTAAAAAGCTGTTTCCTATAGATTCAGTATTAAAAGCTTTTAGGCCTGTAGGGGCGGGAGTAAAATATGCAATATCTGGAGATGTCTCTACAGCCACATACCATAATCCAAAAGCATACACATATGCAGTAAACTACAGAACATATTATCCTGGAACTGAAACATATTATAAATATTATCTATGCCCTAAAGGACAGGGCGCTGACATTACTGTAACATATCCGCAAACAATTTTGGCTAATAAGATAGTAGTCAAATTTGAAATATCGCATGCCGTCCCAGGAACATGGACACTATATAGTGGAGCAACACAGATAGCTACAGGAACATCTTCTAACATAGTGGCATTTGGAAGCGAAGTATATAACGCTGGCACACTAACTTTATATTATAATGGAACATCATGGTCTACTACAGAGCCATCAACAATTCCTGCTCCCACTACGATCAATTCCTTGAGATTAACAACTTCTGGAGTATCTGATAAATATATAGCTGTTGTAGAAATATCTCCACGATGGGTATCAGACTTAACTGATAGATTAATTCAGTTTTCTATTGATAAAGAAACTTCTTCCAGCGTAGATGACATTTTGCCAGTAGGAAGAGTTACGGCAAATTCTCTAAAACTAGATATGGTTTCATACGAAGATGCGAGAGTTGTAAATTCATATATTAAGGGCCAAGCATTTAGTGCTTCTAAAATTTATTTATATAGAAATGCAGAAATAAGACCATACTATAAGCTATATTATACTGGTGCACCACTTAGTGATTCTAAGGGGTCTTATGAAAAAATAAATCAGGGCGTTTACTTCTTGGATAACTGGGACACTTCTGAGCACGGCGATGTTGGATTAACTGCATTAGACGGTGCAAAGTTTCTTCAAGAAACAATTGCTCCAAATATATTGTGCATAGATTATTCTGCTACTGCTATTATTCGTAGACTTCTAGATAGCATTGGGTTTACTAATTATAAGATAAATATTAAAAAAGATATATCAGGCAATATTACAGACACTTCTGTATTTAGCCCATCATATTGGTGGACGGATGATAGGGTTCCAGTATGGAATTCAATCCAAGAACTTTGCAGAGATGCACAGATGGTAGCATGTTTTGATGATAATAACGTCTTGCAGTTCTATACAAGAGACTTCCTATTTGATACTACAAGAACTTCTAGTTGGAACTTTAGACATGCCGCTAGTGGTAATTTATTGCCAAATATAATTTCATTACAAAAGAGGGATATATCTACGGCAAATCAGATTAAGGTTCTATGGGCTACAAGATATTCTAATGAAGTTTATCCTGGAAATGCTCAGCCTCTATGGCAGTCTGGAACAGACTTTATTGGAGCATTTAATTTAGAAGAAACATTAAGCTCTACAGCAGGCGCTGGAGACTTTATGAAAATGTATGCAGTAAAAGAAACTCTTAGAGGCAATCAGATATTTTATAGAAATAGCGGATACGTAGTAATTAATTCTGAAATTATAGAATTTGATGGCGTAGAATATTCTTATTATGATAGAACTGGAACTAGAAAAACAATTGTTGCTACAAACTACGGTGGCATACAAAAAATTCTAGGAGATATTAAGCCTGGACAAAATCCGCTAACAGTTATTGAACAAACTGGAAGAGTAAGAATTAAGTCTAGAGGAGCTTTTGGAACAAAAGTTGCAAACCATCCAGCAAATATAGAAACTACAATCCAATCTTGGAATGTATATGACACTACCTGGGAGATTTCATAATGCCATATAATGTAAATTATGACATGGGTAATATAAAAGTAGAAGCCCTATCAACATCTATTACCGTAACTTGTAATAAGGCATATTATGCAAATGTACCTAAAAGCTACAAGGTTCAGGTATATGGCGGATCAGCACTTACAACTTTAATTGCTGAAAAAACAGAGAATGATAATAGTATATATTTTGGTCCAACAAATGGAATTGTTAAAAACACTAAGTATAAGATTATTGTAAGAGCATTTCAAAATTTAAATGGTGGCGGAGATTATGGAAATACCGTAAGCGGAACTGTAACAACTCCAATTCCAGGCGGCGGATCTCATCCTAAGTCTACTAAAAAAGTTACATCAACCTTTTCAAGCTCTAAAACAGTAAGCCCTAGCTTTGGCGCAAATAACGCTAGCAGTGGAGTAGTAAATAGCCATCTTAATGATTTAAATAATTTGCCTGGATCAGTAAATAATCCTTCTAATACTGGATCTAAAACAAAAAATAAGATATCTAATACACAAGAAACGCCAGCCAAAGAAGTTGCGGAAGGTGTTCAAAACTCTACATTTGAATTTAATAAAGGCTCATCTATAAAATCAGTCGGCAATAACTCTATTCAAAGAGGAACACTTGTACTAGACAGCAAAAATAAAAAGATAAATCAGGCAACAATTGCAACAAAAGATACTGGCATATCCACTTCAGCTACCTACTATGCATTTGGCACTGGGTTGTTTTTTGGCAGCGATTTAGACAAAGTAAATTCTTCAGGCGGGCTTGGAGTATTTACAGATGCTTCTGGTCTTAACGGATATTTTATTAAACTAGAGTCGACGGACGTTGTTGGAACGGAAAAGAAACAGCTTAGACTATTGAAGTCTATTAGTGGAAATTTACGAAGAATTGATGCGGAGGCGGGAGTCAAAGAATTAGCCCTAGTTTATGGAGCAACATTATATAGACTAGATGTATTTATTAAGGCTACTTCAACTGCAAATGAAATATTTATTTCGGTAAATGGTAATACTTTAATTCACACAGATGAGGATGTTGCTAATACAGACGATCCATTTAAAAAGAAAATAGACCCAACATCATATATATCTTTATTCTGTAATCTTGGTCAGACATATTTTGATTATGCATATGCAACTGTAATTACAGAAAAGGATTATGAGGATAAGGTAAATAAGATTAGATATAAGGGTCAGACTGGAGATGCCACCCTAAGTGCTTTATTCGGAGAAAGAATAATTAGTAACTTTGATAAGTTAAGTGTACCTGGAGGGTATCTAGAGGAGTTTGGTCCAACTGCTAGAGAAATAATTAGAACAAATGTTAAGTTTGAAAATAGACCAGGCTTCCCATTAAAGGTAAGCACTGGGATTAATCCATATGTCCAGGTGCTTGGATCTAAGATGAACTCGTTTGGTGCAGACGTTTATGTATTAAATAATGCTGGAACATTCATGCCTCTTGCTGGCGGACCACACACATATTCAATTTGGGGTAATTATGTTTCAGAGCCAGGAGCACAAGAATATTCTGAAGACCTATATGCTACAAACACATACACCTCACCAGACCCAGTCACATTTGAATCTAAATGGATTCAAAATGAGCCAGATGCAAAATCATTAGCTTCCTTTATAAAAACTCAATGGTCTAAGCAGCAGTCTGTAATTGAGTTAGAAGTTTTTGGAAACCCTCTAGTTTCAGTAGGAGAAATTATTACAGTTAATTATCCAGATAATAATTTAACTGGATCTGAAAAGTTTTTAGTAACAAGCGTTAATCTAGGATTCGGAGAGGAGACAACTACTAGGATATCAGCCCGTTCAATTTATAGCTGATAAATGGTATAATCAAAATATGGCCAAAGAGAATGCTAAATCCAATACTGGGATTCCAGTAAATCCGACTGTTGTCTTGTTTTCTGGAGACCCCCTGGCCTCTGTTTTAAATAAGTCATTCGTAACAACAATTCCTGGATTTAATCTAGGAGCTTATGTTTCAGGATTTGACGTTGATGGATCTACTGATGATGTGGATGCAGAAGACCTTTTTACAATGGATGATGAATTTTCAGATGATGAAAACCAGTCCAGCGAAGATGATGGAAGCCCAGATGATCCTGAGTCTAAAAATTTATCAGCTCCATCACTGTCTGATATATCATTAATTTCAAACGAAGTTAAATATGATGCGGCTGGGAATCCATATGCAGAAGTCGTTATAAGGGTAATGAATTCAAGTGGTGTTACTTTAAAAGGAATTAGAGCAAAGGTAGGTAAGGCTTAATGATAACTAAATTTGGTAAGAGATTCCTGACTAATTATTTAGCAGGCAACTCAAACTTTTCTCAAAAAGACCTAGCGTTTGGAATAAGTTCAGCAACTCCAAATGTGAATGGCGATGACACAAAGCTAGGTTTTGAGGTTTATAGAATAGCTGCTAATTTGTCTAGCGTTGATATTACACAAACTGGAGTCGATGGCGGCGGGAATCCAATATACTCCTATTCAGTAGTATATAGAACAACTCTTCCACAATCATTTTCTGGAGTAATATCAGAAATAGGCCTATACCCAGGAACAAGAGCATCTATTAATAATTTTGATAGCAAGCTATTATCAACATTTGATGATCCATTTTTATGGCAGGATAGCAATGGAGCCCATCCATCACTTCAGGCAAATACAGTTGATGCAAGTGGCAACTACACATTCTTGTCTAAGTTAGGCGAAAATATGATTGGTATTACTGCTGATCAAAGTTCAACAAAAGAATATAAATCTATTCAAGCAGCTTTAGATATATCTGGATATAGCATCAATGATAGCCTATCTATTGCGTATAAAAAAGCCGATGCAAACTTAAGCAATATTGTTGTAAAGTTTTATAGTTCAGATAATGATTATTATTCAATTACATTTTCAGCAGCTTCTGGCACAGGAGATAAAATTGGATCTTTAACATTAAATAATTTATTTGATAATCCTACTGGAACCCCAGACCCAACTAGTATTACAAGAATTGGAGTATCTGTAACTGCAACATCTGGCGGAAGCACCACAGTATACTTTGATGCACTAAGAGTAAATGACGAGGACACATTTGATCCAGTTTATGGATTAATTTCAAGATCTGTTTATACTACTGGTAATGAACTAATAAAGCCTTCAGGTAGACCAGTAGACGTAGAGTATAAACTAACATTAGGATTTTAGCATATGTCAAGACCAGATGATTTGTCGGGTGGCTATGTACCAAGTGATCTAGCCGTAACTGGAAAAACAATAGTTAATAAGGCCTACCTTGACTTACCATTTTCAAATCTTGCAATCGGAACAAAATATAACTTTCAATTTAGCTATGTAGACCTAAATGATAATCAATCAGATTTTTCTCCAGTATTTCAAGTAACAACAAGTAATATATCTGCAATTCAAAAGCCAAGATTTACTTCAGACGATTTAACATATACAACAAACACCCTTTTAGTTTCTTGGAATGGCAAAGATTATTTAAATCAAGACTACGATAAAAGATTTGCACGTATAGATATTTATGCAAAAGGCGGAAGCTTTGGACCAGCATATAAGGTTGTTGGACAATTTTTAAAAGCTGGAACACAAACAATTACATCTTTAGCAGGACAATATTGGGTTAAGCTGCAAGCAGTCTCAGTAAATGGCGTGGTATCAGATTTTAGTGCTGAGCAAACCATTATTACAGAAAGTCCAATTGTTGTAGATACTGATCCACCACCAAACCCAAGCGGAGTTACTGTTTTAACTGGAGTAGATCCTAAAGATCAAACAGGGTTCAGTGCTTATGCCACTTTCTCTTGGACACATCATCCAAATGCGGCAACAAACGGAACTCGTGGATATCGTATAAGATGGACATATGACACAACAAATCCAATATACGAATACGGCTTTGTAGACTATCCTAATAATTCATATACAGCAACTGGATTAATTCCTAACGTTGAATATAGTTATCAGGTTGCATCTGTAGATCAATTTAATAATACTCAATCTTACTATACTGGTGGAACATTTACTGCATCAGATCCAACAAATCCAGATGGATGGGCAAGACTTAAATCATATCTATCTATCGGTGGAGCAACTGGCGATCTGTTTAAGTTTGGTACAGGAATTCCTTCAAGCATAAATACTAGCTTAACAACAACACCATCTCTTACATCTGGAAACTATAATGGAATTATTCTAAACAAAACTGGGAATAATAATAACTATTGGTTAACAACAGGACAATTTAGAGTTGGCGGAAATACTCAGTTTATGTATTGGGATGGAACTAATCTTTCTATAACTGGAGATCTTGGCGTTGGTGGCGGAGCAACAATTGCTGGAAATCTATTTATGAAAACATCTGGAGCATCTATATATTCTGGTTCTTTAACGGCAGGAGCATTGGCAGTAGGAACTGCAGGATATATTTTAAATAATGATGGCCTTCTAGTACAAAATAATGAAACTGGAACAAATAGAAAATATGTAAGAATTGATCCAGCAACTGGAACCCTATTTGCAAATAATGCTCAAATAACTGGAAATGTTGTAATTACTGGTGGATCAACAAAAACTGCAATTGATGATGCTGCATCTGCTGCTTCAGCAGCAAGTTCTGCTGCTGCAAATGCATCTGCTGCTGCTGCAAGTAAAAATAAAACATTTACGCAAAGCAGTGCTCCAACAAATCCAATATCTGGGTATAGTCTTGTAGCTGGAGATATTTGGTTTGATGATGATGATGGATATAGACAATATAGATGGAATGGTTCATCATGGGTAGATGTTAGAGATACTGGAATTAGTGCAGCTCAAGCAGCGGCATTAAATTCATTGCAAAAGGGCGGCAATGCAATAATTAATCCATCTACTAATCAGATTACAACTATTGATATTACTGGAATTAAGATAGCAAGCGGTGGGGTTAATTTAAATGGAAAGGGAACAGACACTACATCTTCAGCAGGATCTCTAGTATTAAATTCTTCTGGCATAACTGCATCAAATGGTTCTGGACAAACTACGTTTTTTATCAATGCAACATCAGGCGATGCAGAATTTTTAGGAACTATTAAATCTGGATCAACTATTACTGGCGCTACAGTTCAAACAACTGCGGATAACAGTTTTGGTAGCATTAGAATGGTTTCTCCTGGAGGAACATTAGAAGTATTAAATCAATTTGGAAGCGTAAGTGGTCAACTTTATGCATATAATTCTGGAAATGAACTTATACTTAGACATGGATCAACCAGAACATTTGATAATAATTTATTAGGCTACCCAACAAGCTCGGCAATGCTTTCATTAAATCCTTATACTATTGCATTGCAATTTACAAGCTCTACTGGAGTAGGAGGTACTGGTTTAGATATATCTTCTAATGGAGATAACTACTTTACTGGGACTGTTCAATCAGATTCAAGTGGTGGCGCAAACTCTGTAGGAAATACATTAAGATATTTTAGAAATACAATTATAAATAATACTACTCCAAGTGGGAGCGGGTTTTCAATAGGCGATATCTGGATACAGTACTAGTAGGATACTATGTCAGACATATGGGTTAAAACAGCATCGGGAACTTCAAACTCAGCCTGGAAAAAAGCTGTTAATATATTTGTTAAAAGACTATCTGGAACCTCATCTACTGCATGGTCAGCTGTAAAGGGTGTATGGGTTTTTAATACATCATGGTTTAAAGTATGGCCATTGTCTGGTGTGTTTGCCATTACAAATCCATATGTGGCATCAAGTTCTGCCAGTACATCTCCAATTTCTGGCGCTGTTCGTGTAGGAACTACATATTGGGGAAAAAACGGAACGTGGGATCCTAATGGTTGGACAATTACTAGCTATAGTTATAGATGGATATATTATACAAATTTAAGTCAATCAGATACAACAATAACAAGTCAGACGGCATTTGCTACATATAGCGCTCCTGTATCTAATACAATTTCTGCAATATATGATAAAACATTTTTAAGCTTTTATGTTAGAGCAAATGCGTCAAATAGTACATATAATGGTGCAGCAGAATCTGGAAATGATGGTAGACTAGCAGTTGTTAGAAGACCACCAATTAATATAAGCAAAAGCTTATCTTCATATAATCCAGTAGTAGGAACTCAAATTTCATTTTCTTCAAGCTGGAATACCACAGATGCGTATTTGCCAGAAGCAGGTAGAACTACAATTAACTGGTATAGAAATTCAACAAGTTCAGTAACTGGAGGAACCTTAGTAAGTTCTGGAAGTTATAATTATACACCAGTAGCAGCAGATCTTGGATCTTATATCTATGCTGTAGAAACTACTTTTAACTCTGGAACAGATTATGATTATGGGACAACAACTGGTGTTTCTGTTTCAGAAATAACATCAAGCACAGTCGCTAATATAAATTATCAAGCTACTGGACTACAGAGAAGGGTTAATCTGCCATCTAATTTTACAAGTGGTACTACAGTATATATTTCAACTAATGGATATATAGGAATTGGAGCAGATCCATCTGGATCAATTTTCCCACCATCTAGCGGATTATTTTTGATGCCTTTGCAGGGAGATCAAAGACAAACTGCATTGTGGACCTATGCAGATGCAAGCAATTTCTATGTTCGTTGGCAGGGAGCTAGATATAATGATGCTGCACAAACAATAGACTACCAAGCTAAATTTTATTGGAATTCAACTGCAGTAGATGTATATTTTGTTACAAATAATTTATCTTCATCTAATCCAGCAAGCACTACAGCCGTTTACAATAATGGCTCAGAAACAGTAAATTGGTCTGCATCTACATCTCAAACATCTTCATTAATTAGTACTGGAATAATGACTAGAAATACTAGCCAGGATGGGGTGGACGATAATAGAACTGCTATAACTGCCGCTTCATTAAGTGCTCCAACTATTACAGCATCTGTATCTCCAACTACTGGTACTGCTGGATCTACAACATATTTTGCATCATCTACTACAACAGGAAATCCAACCCCAACCGTAACATATTCTTGGCAGTATTTTAGCAGCAGCTCATTTTCTTGGGTTCAATATACTACTGGAACTCAATTTAGTCCACCATCAAATATAAATAGCTTATATCCAAATTTTGGTTGGCAAATGGTAGCAACAGCTTCAAACTCACAAGGAAATGCTACTTCAACTGTAAGTATTACAGTTAATACACCAGTTTCTGCTCCTTCAGGAGGTAGCGTATTTTTAAGTGGAGGATCTACTCCAGGAAGTGTTATAACAGCATCAACATCTGGTTGGTCTGGATCTCCAAATAGTTATGATGTATATATTACAACTGCATTGTCTCCAAATATACCAACATCCAATAGCAGTAGGGTTGCATCAAGTAATGGAGCATCTTCTACAACATATACTATTACTCCTTCTGACGCAATATCACCAGTAAATATATTCAGGGCATTTGCTACTGCTTCAAATGGAGGTGGAACTTCTGGTACAGTTCAGTCTTCAAATACAATTTCTGCAACACCAGCAGCAACTGTTCCTTCGGTTCCAGGAACTCCAACTTTAACTTATGTTCCAGCAAATAATACTGCGAGCACCTGGGGATATTCTGCAACATGGGGAGCATCTACTGGAACTGGAACAATTCAATATCAAATAAATGGAATAGGAATCTCTGGCGGCACTGCTACCCTTGGCTTATATTCAACAAACTCTGCATCTTTTAATTTATCAAGAAATGACAATACTTGGCAGATTCAGGTAAGAGCAACTAATAATGGTGGATCAACATGGTCAAACTATTCTGGCTTATCTAATTCAGCATAGGAGAATAATGGAAATAGAAGAAAAAAAATCTATTATATTAGAAAAAATATCACATATAGACTTTCACGTGTCTATATTAAATTCTAACATTGAATCTGGGTATCAAAATAAAGATGGGGAACCTAGCTTTAGTTCGTTGATTCAAGATTTATTAAGCAAAAAACAGGAGCTACAAAAAGCTCTTGACGAATTGTCATAAAATGATATAATAAGAAAGGAGGGTAAAATGACCACATTATCAAAAGCAGATAAGGTACAACTAATTGAAGCTAGATCTAAGCAATTAGAGTATCGTAAATATGGTTTAGAGCTAGATTTAATTTTAGAAAATGCTAAGTCTACTCCAGACGATAAAGCAGTAGAAGTAATTGAGGCGTCTATTGCAGAAATAGAAGCACAAGTTTTAGTTCTTAACTCTGAACTTACAGAAGTTAACTCATTACCAGAATAGGAATATAAATGGCAGAAAAAGCGGAATTAGTTATTACCGCCCTACAACAGCGCATAGGAGAGATTGTATCTAATTATGAAACTCAGATTGCAATTTTACGGGCAGAAATTACTAAGCTTATGGAAGAAAAGGAAGCAAAATTTGAGGCTGTTCAAAAATACGAAGAGCACCTTGATAATCTCACAGCCAACTAATTTCCCTTCAGGTCTTGCAGTTAAAACTGATAAGGCTACATATTGGATTAAGGATGGCAAGAGATATAGGTTGATTTCAGATAGGGCCGCCAAGTCTTGGTCATTTGCTACGGTAAATGCAACTGAGGCGGCTTTATCAGGAATTAAACTAGTAGGTAAACTAGGCTTTAGAGATGGTACTTTGATCAAGAATATAGCAGATGGTAAAATGTATCTAGTATCTCAGAATAAACTAAGGCACATAGTTGATCCAGATATATTCGATAGATATGGTCTAGATAGATCTAATCTAGTTGAAGTTTCTGAAACAGAGATAAATGCACACGATATAGGAGAAAGTTTATAATGCCAATATTTAATGATGGAGATCCAATTGATGTTGCTGGCTTAAATGCTCTGCAAACTCAAATAAATGATCTCGTAGCTAAATTTCCAACAATTGGTGCAGATATAAATAATGCTGCTACAGCAGCAGTTAATTCTCTAATAAAGCCACAAGTTTATGGCGGACTCACATCAGCAAAGGAAGTTAAGGCTAATAACGTAACTCAATTTGATATTAAGTTTGGAGATAAGGGTCTAAGCGGAGTTCCAAATTCAGTTGTTGTTACGCCAAAACATACCAAGTCTACTGGAGTTATGACAATGCAGTGCTGGGTAGATAATGTCAGTTCGGCTGGAGCAACAGCATATGTCTATACTGCTCCTGGAAATAAGACTATCCCATCGCTTCAACTTTATTATTTAGCAACAGTTCATAATAAATAACTACTTGACAGCATAGTTCTATATGCTACAATTCTATTTACCTTAAGTCACGACCCCGTGACTTTTTTTACATAAGGATTTTAATGACAAACGATTTAAAGTGGATGCTATCGTCAGATCAGCAGTTCCCATATCAAGATGATAAGATGATTGAGCTTTGGTTTAAAGTAATGAAATGGTTTAAGCCAGACGTAGTTGACTATCTTGGAGATACAGATGATCAGGCATGCTATAGCAAATATACCGAAGGTCGTTCTGCAGAGTTTTTAAATTTATACAAAACAGATAGCGCCGATTTAATTATCCCGACAATGCGCCATGAGGCAAAAGGTGCAAGAGATTTTTATGCAAAGACTCGTGATATGCTTCCAGATGCACAATTATTTTCGGCATTAGGTAATCACGATATTCGTATCTTTAATTATGTAGATGCTAAATTGCCAGATTATATTAATGAAGTAACACCTGAAGCATTATGGAATTTAGACTCATTGGGTTATGAGTATATTTATTATGATTCATTGCCAAAACGTCGTTTTGGAGATATACATGTTCATCACGGAATTTCAATTGCAGCGTCAGGTTCTGTTAGAAAAGATATGGAAGATATGCAGGTATCTTTAATTCGTGGACACTCACATAGAATTGCTTCGCATATGGTAACATATGAACTTAGAAATAATGGACAGGGTGAAACTCTTCGTGGATATGAAATTGGTCACATGTGTGATGAAAAGGGTCCAGGAATGAAATATACTCAACACCATGATTGGCAAAAGGGGTTTGCTATTGCTCATATTGAAAATGGAGAATACCCCCATGTTCAAATGATCCATGTTTCTCCAGACTATTCGTGTGTGGTAGACGGGAAGTTGTTTAAGTTATGATGAAGTGTCAGAAATGCAATGGTAGAGTATTCGTGGATAGAGTATTCT